CGGACGACGTTTAAATTGTGCCTCAACGCATTGGTATCAATTTGGGCCCATGCTCTGGGAGGGCTTGTGCAACTCATGCCCGGAGTGTAGGAAGACGGTTGATGCTGTACAAGCCGGAATTAAGCCACCTTTCCACTTTTCCAAACCGTCCCTCGGAGAAACTGTACACCGGTCATTCCTCCGGGAACTTGTTGACGGCGGAAAAGCGGAATCCTTTTTTACCCGATTTCAAAAAACTCCTTGCCAATCCCAGGCACGAACGATATATTCCTCCCGCACTGCAAACGCGCGGTTAGCTCAGTGGTAGAGCACAAATGTCCCAGGTTCGATTCCTGGAGGGGATATTTCCAAAACAAAAACGAATGAGAGGTGGTGGTGATGCCGAGGAAGCCGGATGAGAGGATAACGCAGGCAAATGAATTATACTTAAAAGGACGGAAGCTAATTGAAATCGCAAGTCAGTTAGGAGTTCCGGAAGGAACAGTCCGAAGTTGGAAAAATAGATATAAATGGGATTGCAACGTTGCAAAAGAGAAACGCCACGTTGCGAAAGCAAAGAAAGGCGGTCAGCCAGGTAATAAGAATGCCGTAGGCGGCAAGGGCGGAGCCGCTCCAAAACAAAATAAAAACGCAGAAAAGCATGGTTTCTTCTCGAAGTATCTTCCGGAAGAAACCTTTTCTATTATCCAAGAGATTGAAAAGAAAGACCCGCTGGATATCCTCTGGGAAAATATACAGATTGCTTATGCTGCAATCGTCAGAGCACAGCAGATTATGTATGTGAAAGACCATGATGATAAGACGATTGAAAAAGTAGAAGAGAAAAAAGGAAAAGATAAGAAGATTATCGGCGAGAAATGGGAGGTACAGGAAGCATGGGATAAACAGGCAACATTTTTAAAAGCACAGGCAAGGGCACAGGGAGAATTAAGGTCCTTGATAAAGCAATATGATGAACTGTTGCATAGTAATTATGAACTTGCAACAGATGAGCAGAAAGCTAGGATCGAGCAGATCAGGGCGAAGACGGCAATTATATCTGGTGTGGATGAAGAAGAAACAGAAGATGATGGCTTCTTAGAAGCGCTTAAAGGCGAGGTATCCGGAGTATGGGAAGAAGAGTAAAGAAAGCAGCCTTTAAGTTTAGACCATTTTCACGTAAACAAAAGAAAATCCTTACCTGGTGGATGCCGGAGTCTCCAGTTCATGATATGGACGGCATCATAGCAGATGGAGCAATACGTTCGGGCAAGACAGTTTCTATGTCTCTTTCCTTTGCGATGTGGGCAATGGAATCGTTTGACGGTCAAAACTTTGCGATGTGCGGAAAAACAATCGGTTCTTTCAGGCGAAATGTTTTGTTTTGGCTGAAACTGATGCTTAAAAGCCGCGGCTACTATGTAGAAGACCATAGAGCGGACAATCTCGTAATTGTTCGCAGAAATGGAAAGGAAAATTATTTTTATATTTTTGGTGGCAAGGATGAACGCTCACAAGACCTCATTCAGGGTATTACCCTGGCAGGGGTCTTTTTTGATGAAGTTGCCCTGATGCCGGAAAGTTTTGTCAACCAGGCAACAGGACGATGTTCCGTAGACGGTTCAAAGTACTGGTTTAACTGCAATCCGGATGGTCCGTATCATTGGTTTAAAACTGATTGGATTGATAAAGCAGAAAAAAAGAAGATAGTATATCTTCATTTCACGATGGATGATAACCTCAGCCTATCGGAGCGGGTTAAGAAGAGATACCGCTCCATGTATACCGGTGTGTTTTATAAACGGTATATCTTAGGCCTTTGGGCTGTAGCGGAAGGTATTATCTATGATATGTTCAGTGAAGAAAAGCACGTCATATCAGAGCCGCAGAGCTATGTCGGTAGGAAGTATGTAAGTGTTGATTACGGTACCCAGAACGCAACTGTTTTCTTACTCTGGGAGAAGAACCGAAAAGGGCAGTGGGTTGCTACAAAAGAATATTACTATTCTGGAAGAGATGAAGCGGAACAGAAAACAGATGGTGAGTATGCGGATGATATGGAAGAGTTCGTCAGTGGGATTGAAATAGAATCAATCATTGTAGATCCGGCCGCAGCTTCCTTTATTGCAGAGCTTAAAAAAAGGGGCTTCAAGGTTAAGAAAGCAAAGAACGATGTTCTCGACGGGATACGTTTTGTTGGAAATCTTCTTAATCTGGGAGTTTTGTTGTTTCTTAAAGATTGCAAAGAAACGATTAAAGAATTTGGTTCCTATATATGGGATGAAAAGGCAGTGGAACATGGAGATGATAAGCCGGTAAAGCAGTACGATCATTGCATGGATGCAGCACGATATTTTGCTTATACCATCATAAGACGGGAACGAAAATGGAGTTGAGATAGATGATAAAAGAATTTATCGAAAGAATAGGGCAGGTGATTAGAAAGATGCTTGGAAGAGAAAAAATAAAAGATGCCCTTGGGGTTGAGGTAGCGGTATCTGACAAAATGGCGAAAGGGATTGACCTCTGGGCTAAGATGTATAAAAATGAACCGCCCTGGAAGGAAAAGAATATAAAGCTTTGTGGATTGCCTGCTGCTATTGCCGGAGAGTTCGCAAGACTTGTTACGCTGGAACTGAAAACAGAAGTTACAGGAAATGATTTTATCAACGAAGAGTACCAGGCAGTTGTTAGTGACATCCGTAAATATACAGAATATGCCTGTGCTAAGGGCGGGTTGGCAATGAAACCTTATGCATCAGAAGGGCATATAGAGGTAGATATGGTTCAGGCAGACAGGTTCTTCCCTACGAAGTTTAATTCCAGAGGAGAAGTTACGGCAGCGGTATTCGCTGAGAGCTTAACGGTAGGGAAAAAGGTATATACCAGACTGGAGTATCATCAACACGAAGGCACAATGTATCACATAAACAACAAAGCTTTTGTGAAACAGGATCTTGATAATGTTGAGGTTTTGGGGAAAGAAGTTCCTCTTACTGCTGTACCGGAATGGGCTAATCTGCAGGAAGAAGTTACGCTTAAGAATGTAAAGATGCCACTGTTTGCCTATTTCAAGATTCCTAATGCGAATAATGTGGATGATACATCACCTCTTGGTGTTTCTGTATATTCTAGAGCTATCAATGACATTAAAGAGGCGGACAATCAGTGGACAAGACTCCTTTGGGAGTTTGAGGGTTCGGAGCTTGCGATTGATGCAGACATTACCTTGTTTAAAAAGGATGATAAGGGAAATTATGAGTTTCCAAAGGGTAAGGACAGACTGTTTCGCATGATGGACCTTGATGATAATGCCGAGAAATACAAAGTGTTTGCACCGGCTATTCGTGATGAGAACCTTATTAATGGATTTAATGCGATTCTTCGCAGGATAGAGTTTAATGTAGGGCTTGCTTACGGGACATTAAGTGACCCAAATACCGTTGATAAGACTGCGGAAGAGATTAAAGCAAGTAAACAGCGTTCCTATAGTACGGTATCTGATATCCAGAAGTCATTACAGACTGCATTAGAACAGTTAGTATATGCTATGGATGTCATGGCTCAACTTTCTGGACTTTCTGGCAGAAAGAAATACGAGATGAGCTTTGACTGGGATGATTCTATTGTAATTGATAAAGAACAGGAACTTGCCAGTATGCAGCAGGATGCGGTTGCCGGCTTTATCCGAAAAGAATTATACGTTGCAGCCAAGTATGGTGTGTCAGAAGAGGAAGCTTTGAAAATGATGCCGCAGCAGGATGAACGTTTTCAGATAGCAGAAGAATAGGTGGTGTTTTATGCTAGAGCCGGAATACCTTGAAAAATTTTCAGATCAGCTACTTGCCCTGGTTGATGCCTTAGGCACAGCGATTATAGCAGATATATCAAAACGTCTTGTAAAAACCGGAGAAGTAACGGAAACTTCAAGACGACAAGCAGAAATCTTGCAGGGAGCGGGGCTCCTTTATAAGGATGTTCTAAAGCGTGTTTCTCAAGTTTCTGGATATATGAATACAGAAGTAGAAAGAGTTTTTGAGGAAGCGGGAGTAAGAAATCTTAAGAATGAAGCAGTTATTTATAAAGCTGCAGGTGAAAAAGAGATAAAACTTCATCAGTCAGAAACGATGCAGAAGATTCTTGCAGCAAATCTAAGAAAGACAAAAGAAGAGATTAATAATCTTACTTTAACAACGGCTGTTAAAACGCAAAGTGCTTACATAACCGCTTGCAATAAAGCAATGATGAAAGTACAGACCGGGGCTTTTAGTTATGATAAAGCGATTGCGGATGCAATTAAGGAAGCGGCGGTGCAAGGAACCGAGGTTTTATATCCATCCGGGCATGTAGATAAGTTAGACGTAGCAGTAAGGAGAGCCGTTCTAACCGGGGTAAATCAGTCGGCAGCGGAAATGAATCTTCAATATGTCAAAGAGTCTGGCTGTGATCATGTAGAAACAACCGCTCATTCGGGAGCAAGGCCAACTCATGCAGTGTGGCAAGGAAAAGTCTTTTGTGTTTCTGGAAAAGATAGCAGATATCCTCCATTTTATGAAAGTACCGGATATGGAACTGGTGCGGGGCTTTGCGGCTGGAACTGTCGGCACAATTTTCATGCGTTCTTTCCTGGAATATCTACACCAGCTTATTCACAGGAAATGCTTGACGATTATAGTGCCAGAAAGTACGAGTACAATAGTAAAAAATATACAGAGTATGAGTTGAGTCAGATGCAGCGTTCACAAGAAAGGAAGATAAGAGCAACAAAAAGAAAACTTACAGGGTATGACGCTGGAATAAAAAATACAGATAGTAATACATTAAAAGCAGAGCTAACAAATAGGTTTGAAAGTGAGTCGGCAGAGTTAAAAAAGCAGGAGAAATCTCTTAAAAAATTTTGCAGGCAAACCGGAAGAAGATATGAGTCTGCAAGGACACAAGTTCATGCAGTATTGGACTCAGAAGGAAATATCGTTGGATTTAATAAAAGCGTTGCACAGAAAGCGGTATGGGCAAGTAAAAGACATACATCTAAGATGCAGATGGCGAAGCAGCTTGATAAGTTGTCGGATGAGGAAAGATTGGCAGTGCAAAGATATACAGGCTTTGCCGCTCACCGGGTAAACCGGGCACTGTATTCCGGCAAGTCGCAAATGATTGAAAAAGAGCGGGAGTATATGAAGGTATTGGATTCCGCGTTAGATAAGGGAGTTATTGAACGTAAGATAGTCGTTCATCGAGATACGATACCGGAATTTCTAAATGTATTCCCAAAAGGATTTAAATATTCTGAGCATGATATGGAGAGATTGGTAGGAAAAACGTTAACTAATATTGGTTATACGTCAACTTCATTTAGGGATATTCAATATGGGGGAAGAAATGTACATCTTGAAATAGAAGTACCGAAGGGATACAGAGGTTGTTTGTACATAGAAAGTCTAGCAATTAAAAAATATAAAAATCAGCAGGAAGTATTGTTTAAAAGAGGTTTTCGCTGTAAAATAAAAAATATCGAAAAGGAAAATGATAGGTATTACATAAAAGCGGAGGCAATCTTATGAAAGAAAAGGGATATTATTATGACGAAAATGGAAAGTATTGTGAAATCGAATTAGGTCCAAGTTTTGATGATTTTCCAGGCATGTTTACCGTTGCAAGTCCGATACCTCTTTGTGATGCTTGCAAGAAGGCAGACTTTGATAGTAATCGCCGCCAAACCTTATGTAAAGCATATGGGAAAATACCAAAGAAATATTTGTCCGCAAAAGATTATAATTGCCCACATTTTGATAATGAAAATAACGGTTGGTACCAGTTGATTAAAGACAAGGTAGAAGGACAACAGAAGAAAGAATAATAAATTTGAATTTAGCACGCTCGATATATCAGGCGTGTTATTTTTATACTCATTTTTAACATGGGGAGAACTCCTGTCAGGGTATGCTCCTGACCTCCCCAAACGAACCACGAGACGTAGTGAAAGGCTGCGTCTTATTTTAGTGATTCAGAAAGGAGGATTGCAATGAATAACTTAATGATTTTTGAAGGACATGATGTGGAAGTGTTTGAACTGAATGGACGGGTGTTATTTAATTCAAAGCACGTTGGAAAATGTTTAGATCTTTCAGAGAGCGCAGTGAGAAATTATCTTGCTCAAATGAATCAGAGGCAGGCAATTATAGTTAAAAACTCAGATGTCCGAGATAAGGACATCCGAAAATTGAATAATGCAGGTGAAAAATTTCTTACTGAATCAGGTGTTTATAAACTTGTTTTCAAGAGTCGTAAGCCAGAAGCAGAAAAATTTAGCGATTGGGTAACGGATGAGGTTCTCCCACAGATTCGCAAAACAGGTTCTTATGAAGCTCCAAAGAAAAAGAATGGCGGGAAAGAAAAGCTCTCTTCTGTTAATCAGATGGCAAAAAATATCAGTGGTCTGTTAGGTAAAGCTGGTGTGGATGATAAGTTCATTGCAGCGGAAATTGTAAGGATTTACACAGATAACGGTTATCCGGTTCGTTCTCCGATAATAACAGAAGATAACAAACTTTGGGATTGTACCTCTATCGCAAAAGAACTTGGAATCATGTCGATGAACGGAAAGCCGCACGATAAAGCGGTAGCGGCGATCATTCAGAAACTTGATTTGTTTACAGATGAAATTGTCAGAACAGCATATAGCAAAAATGGACACGATGGAATTACCGTGCAGTATAAGGAAAGCGTATTTGCAAAAGTGAGAGAATGGTTAGAAGAAAACGGATATCCTGCAGTGATTGAGTATCAGTTGGCAAACGGAAACGTCAATGGCTGCAAGGTTATTTATAATTTTTAAGAAAAGGAAGGTAAGAGAACATGAAGAAATTATTTATTAGTCAGCCGATGAGAGGCAAATCAGATCAGGAAATTTTAAGAGAAAGAGAAACGGCAATCAAGAGTGCTGAGAAACTCGTAGGTGGACCAGTAGAAGTAATTGATTCCTTTTTTCAGTCAGCTCCAGTAGACGCTAAGCCATTGTGGTTCTTGGGAAAGTCACTCGAACTTTTATCTAATGCAGATATTGCATATTTTGCAAGCGGATGGGAAGAAGCGCGGGGATGCAAGATTGAGCATGATTGTGCAATTGCATATGGAATTAAAAGTATTGAATCATAGGAGGTGATCCAAATATCTCCCACCAGCAGGGTTAAACTGGATATTGGTCAGCAGATGAGACCTTAAACAGTCGGTTCGTGGCGGTCGGTTACACGCCTAAAACAACCTAATACGAAAGGAGCAGGAAACATGAAAACAGAATTTTTAAAGAGCCTTAATCTTTCCCAGGAAGTGATTGATAAGATTATGGCTGAGAACGGAAAAGACATTGCAGCAGAACAGAAAAAAGCAGAAAAAGTTATCCAGGAAAGAGACAGCTATAAGTTAAGGGCAGAATCTCTTGAAACACAGGTAAACGATGCCAATACCGAAATCCAGAAGTTTAAAGACATGGATATTGATGGAATTAAAAAAGCAGCGGATGACTGGAAAGAGACGGCAGAAAAGGCAAAGGCCGATGCGGATAAACAGATTTCCCAGATGAAATTTGATTATGCATTATCCGCAGCGCTGACCGGAGCAAAAGCCAAGAATACCAAAGCTGTCAAGGCACTTTTGGATATGGATGGATTGAAATTCAATGATAATGATGGGAAAATCGTTGGATTAGATGAGCAACTTGCTCAGATTAAGACGGATAATGATTATCTGTTTGAAAGCGATGAGCCGGCACCAGAGTTTGTAAAAGGGACAAACGGTGGTTCTGGCAGTGTCGGAGGAAAGAAACCGAGTGAAATGACATATACCGAATTGTGTGACTATATGGCACAGAATCCGGGAGCAGAGATTTAAAAGAGGAGTAGAAAATGGCAGGAGAGAAATTTGATTCAAAAAGTTTTAATCCTCAGGCTTTTGGAGCCTATACAGAGAGGATTCCGAACTTAAAGAGAAACGAACTGATTAAATCAAAAGCTTTAAAAGGCAATCAGGATATCAAGCGTACCTTTAATTCTCAGACAGGAACCGTTTATGCAGTTCTTCCAATGCATGGACTTATTGGTGGTACTGCACAGAACTATGATGGTGAAACAGACCTTGAATCCGAAGGAACAGAGACATTTGAAAGAGGGGTTGTCGTTATTGGCCGTATGAAAGGTTGGACAGAGCGTGACTTCTCTGAGGATGTAACAGGCGGTGTCAGCTTCATGGATAATGTAGCGGCACAGGTAAGCGATTATAAAGCAGACCTTGATCAGTTAACCCTGACAAAGATTTTAACAGGAATCTTTGCAATGACAGGAAAAGATGACAAAGTATTTGTTGATGAACATACTACAGATATTACAGGAGTAACCGCAACGGATAAAGATGGTAATGTCAAAAATGTTGTGCAGGCAGATACATTAAATACTGCGATTCAGAAAGCGGCCGGAGACAATAAGTCTAAATTCACGATGGCTATCATGCATAGTACTGTGGCAACCAATCTTGAAAATCTGAAACTGTTAAAATACATGACACAGACAGATGCAAACGGAGTTGAGAGAGAATTAACTCTTGCAACTTGGAATGGCCGCTTAGTTCTGATTGATGATTCTATGCCAACAGAATATGTTCCGGAAAGCGGAGTAAAAGGACAGAGTGATTATGCTGCAGCATACACGAAATACACAACTTTTGTCCTTGGCGATGGAGCTTTTGACTATGAGGATATTGGGGCAAAAGTACCATATGAAATGTATCGTGACCCAAAGAAACACGGCGGCGAAGATACCCTTTACATGAGACAGAGAAAAGTATTTGCACCTTATGGAATCTCCTTCACAAGAAAATCTATGGTAGCAAAATCTCCTACGGACGATGAACTTGCGAACGGAGCAAACTGGGAACTTGTAAACAATGGTAAAGCTGGTTCTGCAAAAAAGACAATCAAACATAAGGCAATCCCGATTGCAAGAATCATTTCGAGAGGATAGGCGGTGGCTTCATGGTAAGATATGCAGACCTTGCATTTTACATGACAGAGTACGGCGGTAATATTATCCCAAATGAAGAGTTCCAGTGTGTGATCACAAGGGCAAGCACATATATTAAGGCGATTACTTTTTCAAGAGTAGATGAAAACAATATTCCAGAGGAAGTGAAAGCTGCAACTTGTGCAGTTGCGGAAGTTATTTATAAAGCTGAAAGCTCTACAGAAGGAGAAAAGAAGTCTGAAACGGTTGGAAAGTTGTCAGTTTCTTATGTGACAGAGCAGGCAGACGGTCAGATTAAAGAAAAAGTTCTTCGTAAAAAGCAGTATGCTGCAGCATATCCTTACCTTGCCACAACCGGATTGTTATATAGGGGGTGTTCCTAATGATTACTAACTCTTCCGTGACAATTTATAATAAAGTCTATGACAGGGACGAAGGAAGTAATAAATATTACCGGACAGTGCTTGAAAGTGTAAACTGGCAGGACGTAACAAAGGTCCTGCCTTCTGATGCAGGAGTAGTAAGTGCCGATGTAGCGGAAATATATATTCCATTTCTGATTGATACAGAGAAAAAATACTGTTCTCCGGTTAATTTTAATTCAGAGCAGGAAAAGGATAAATTCTTCACACTCGCTCCGGAGGATATCATCGTTAAAGGCGTTATTACGGATGAACTCACAAAGCAGAAAGATGTGGAACACCTTAAAGATAAGTATGGCAGTGTGAGGGTAATTGCTGTTATTGAAACTAATGATAACGGAAGTCCTACAATGCAGCATTGGAAGGTGACAGCAGAATGAGGGTAAAAGTGCATTTAGACCCTGCGAATGCAATATTAGCAAAAAGAAAGCTCGGAAAAGGCGGGCAGGCACAGAGGTTTATGGTAGCAGAAGTAAGACGTGTAACAAACCCTTATGTTCCATTTCTTCATGGAGATTTGATGCGTACAGCCGTAGAACATGAAGATTCTATTGAATACATTATGCCTTATGCCGGAAGACAGTACCACGAGAACAAAGGGAAAGGCTTAAGAGGAAAAGAGTGGGACAAACGAATGTGGGCAGACAGAGGGCAGGAGATTACCCAGAGCGTAGCTGACTATATCGGAGGAAAAGCAAAATGACGGTAATGGAAGCGGTACGGGAGATTGTAAAGAAGTGTCCGTATCTTGATGAATATTATAAGAGCCTTTCCGTGGACAGACTTGGAAAGGATAGTACGAGCTATTCAATTGATTCTGTTCCAGGACAGCAAATTTTAAAGAGAGACATTGTTGGGAATACCACCCGGCAGTGTCTTTTTAATTTTTCCAGTCGAGAACTGTATACAGAGGAAGTTCGTCAAAATCTTGATAACATCGGATTTTATGAACATTTTTCAGACTGGTTAGAAGAGGTATCTAAAGCAGGAGATTTTCCGGAATTGGATACCGGCAAGACGATTAAAAAAATTGAAGCAATCACATGTGGTTATGTATTTGATACAGAACTTGATAAAGCAAAGTATCAGATACAGTGTAGGATTATTTACAGACAGGAGGCTAAAAGATAATGGCGAATACAAGCAAAGAAGTAAAACAGAGATACCAGGAAGCGGCATATATCGAAGTTGGGGAAACTTATGAGTTAGCCGGTACAGGTTTTGAAAAATTAGATGAAGAGCCAGGGGCACAGACTTCTTCAAAGAAGTATATCAATGATAAATCCTCTACTTCGTCTATTACATCTTATGAAGGAACGCATCCGTTTACAGCGGACCAGATTCTTTCAGAAAAGGTAATTGAGGATTTTGTATCTATTGGAAAATTAAGAAAGACAGGAGGAGATGCAGAACGTTCTTTAGTACGCGTTGATTTGGATAAGCCAGTAGCAGAAAAAGAGAATACGTTCGAAGCAAGATGCTTTAATACTGCAGTGGAAATTTCCTCTTTTGCGGATAATGATGGAGAACTGCAGGTAGAAGGTACACTTCACGATAAAGGTGACCCAGTAGAGGGTACTTTTGATACAAAAACAAAGACCTTCACACCAAAAGCGTAAGAAAGGAGAAAGCAGCATGAATAAGACATTTCAGTGGAACGGAGAGAAATTTTATTTCTCAGCGTTAGAAGCAGAGACAACAAGAAAATTTATTCCCGAAGCAACAAAAACAGCGAAAGCACTGGAAGATTATGAAAAAGATGTCGTAGGGGTAGGTAATCTTCTTAGTGCGGATGATATCATTGCAGAATGCAAAATTATTGATGCTTTTCTTGATACTATATTAGGAGAAGGAGCCGCCGAGAAGATGTTTAAAGGACATGACCTGGGGGAACGTGTAGCGGCAACGCAGAAGCTGACACGTTTAAACAACGCACAGGTTAAAGAATATGGAGAAGCCGCAAGTAAAGGCCTCTTTGCATAATTATGAATATCTTAATGGACAAGCCGCCAGAACAAGTTGAGGTGGATGGAAAAATATATAAGATAAACTCTGATTTCCGAACTTCGATTCAATTTGAAATATTAATGCAGAAAAAAGAACTTACAGAGAAACAGAAAGAATTTGCAAACGAGCTTTGCTTGTTGGATAAGGAAATGGACGGAGAGACAGCCGAACTACTTGCAAAGTATAAAGATGGCTTAGAACTTTACTATCCAGAGATTCCGAATGACATCAACGGAGCAATCAATGCGATGCTGTGGTTCTATGAATGTGGAAAAGAAAACATTGATAAAAAGAAGTCGAAAAAGTCGGGAAGCGGAAAAAAGATTTATGATTATAACTATGATGCAGATTATATTTATGCAGCTTTCTTTGAACAATATCATATTGATTTAGCAGAGCAGGAACTTCACTGGTGGAAGTTCTCTGCTCTTTTTTCTGCTCTTTCTGAGGACTGCATGATAAGCAAGATTATAACGTATCGCGTAATTGATACGAAAGGAATGGAGAAAGAACAGAAAGCATTTTACAACCGGATGAAGCGGTTGTACCAACTTCCAGAAGACATTTCAGAGGAAGAAAGAGAAAGACAGGACAAGATCACGCAGGCACTTCTTGGTGATGGTGATCTAACAGGAATTTTATAAGGGATGGAGCTGCAGCCCTAAGGAACGTGCAGTGTGAACATGGATGACAGACGCAGACGAATTTTATAGGAGGTTTAGTTATGTCTGCGGATGGACATATTGAGATTGAAGTTGAGCTTAATTCTGAGAAGGCAGAAAAGGAGCTTGATAGTTTAAACAAGAGTCTTGAAAAAGGCACTGCACAGGCCGCAAAGAAAGCAGAAAGTTCTGTTAAGCAGTCAGTAAAGCAGATTGAAGCTTCTGCAAAGCAGGTCTCTAAACAGACAGAAAACTCTGCAAAGCAGGCAGGACAGGAAGTAAAAAATAGTGCCAGTTCTGCGAGTAAACAGGTGATTGATTCTGCAAAAAAGGCAGAAGAAGAAGTAAAGAAATCAAGTAAAAGAGTAACGGAAGAAGAGAAAAAACAGTATAAGGAACGGGAAAAGACAAGAGAATCTAGCAAACCAGAGACAGACCAAAGTCAGCCTTATAAAGAGTCTTCTGAAAAAGCAACACAGTACTGGACAGGCGCCGCCGGTAAGATAAAAAGCATTGTAAGTACAATCGCAACTGCAACTGGCGCCGGAGCGGTTGCCGCCGGCACTGCTGCTATTAATGCCGGAAAGTCATTTGAAGCCGGAATGAGTGAAGTAAAGGCGATTTCTGGAGCTTCGGCAAGAGAGTTTGAAGCTTTGACGGATAAGGCGAAAGAAATGGGAGCTACAACAAAGTTCTCTGCCACGCAAGCTTCAGAAGGACTCAAATATATGGCTACGGCAGGCTGGAACTCACAGCAGATGATTGATGGTCTTCCTGGTGTCATGAACTTGGCAGCGGCTTCTGGTGAAGACCTCGGAACGGTTTCTGATATTGTGACAGATGCCCTCACGGCTATGGGATTAAAGGCAAGTGATAGTGCTCACTTTGCGGATGTATTAGCAACAGCAGCAAGCAGTTCTAATACAAATGTGGCAATGATGGGTGAAACATTTAAATATGCGGCACCTGTTGCCGGAGCATTAGGTTACAACATAGAAGATTTAGCACAGGCTATTGGTCTGATGGGAAATGCCGGAATTAAATCTTCTCAGGCTGGTACATCCTTAAGAAGTATTCTTACACGTTTGGCAAAACCACCAAAAGATTGTGCGAACGCAATGGAGGACTATGGAATTTCTATTAAAAATTCCGATGGTTCTATGAAATCACTCATGGAGGTAATGGAAAACATGAGAGATTCATTGCAGGGGCTTCCAAAGGACGAGCAGTCAGCGGCAGCGGCAGCACTTGGCGGCCAGGAAGCAATGTCTGGATTGCTTGCAATAGTAAATGCAAGCGAGTCAGATTTTGATAATTTATCAAAAGCGATTGATAACGCATCGGGAGCAGCACAGGATCAGGCTGACATCATGAATGATAACCTGCAAGGTGCATTATATGAATTAGGCTCTGCCGCAGAGTCGGCAGGAATCGAATTATATGACAATATCAAGGATCCTGCTGAGAAAGCTGTTAGAGCTGCTGCGACAGAAATCCGGAGTTTATCAACGACAATAAAGGATAATGGTATTGAAGCGATTATCCCAGAAAAAACGATTACGACAGTGAAAAACTTAGGTACTACAGCAAAGGCTGTTGGCGCTGGTGGATTAAAAGTTCTTGGAGGAGCGGCACAGTTTGCCGGTGAAAATATTCAAACTGTCCTTCCGATAGCGGCCAGCTTGTTAACTGTTATTAAGGGGTATACGGTCGTAAAGACGATTTCTACTGCTTTTGCGGAGACACAAGTGGCGATGGCTGGAGCGAGTACGGGAATGACAATTCTCGGAACAGTTGTGAAATTATTTACAGGAGAAGCATTGGCAGCCACTACAGCAACAGGGCTTCTTTCTGGGGCGATTGGAGTATTGGCAAACCCTATTGCGTTAGCAGTTGTTGCTGGTGGAGCATTAACGGCCGGCATGGTTGCTTATACTTTAACACAGAAAAAAAGTACAACCGAAGCAGACAAGTTTGCACAGTCATGTAGGAAATTGAAAAAGGAACAGGATGAAGTAGCAAGTTCTATTCGTTCCATGCATAAAGAAAATGCGAAAAATGTCAATGATGTAAAGACCCAAGGAGTTCAGGCAGATAATCTTCTCTCTAAATTGAAAAGCCTGATTAGTGTACAGGAAAAGGATGCTGGAACAAAACAGCAGATAAAAAGTACAGTACAGCAGTTAAATGATATCTTACCGGATTTGAATTTACAATATGACGAGCAGAAAGATAAGCTGAATCAATCCACTGCGGCAATCAAAAGAAACATTCAAGCTTTAAAAGAGCAGGCAATGGCAAAGGCATATCAGTCAGGAATGGAAAGTGCAGCAGAAAAAGTTGCAGAGGCTGAGGTTGCTAATCAGAATGCGACAGAGAAGTATACAGAAGCACTTGAAAAGAAGAATGCAGCGCAAGAAAAATTTGATAAACTTGAAAAAGAAAAGGGACTTGGAAGCGGAAATAAAGAGTTAGCTAAAGCCGCAGAAGACTTAATCGAGTATGAAAAGAGTTTGGAGACAGCAGGGAAAGCCCTTGATAAGTCAGAAAAGAATCTTAATGCAGCCAACAAAGAGCTCACAACATATTCCGATAAATTTACAACCCAGACAAATTATAGTGATTTTCTTTCTAATTTAGACAAACTTGCGAAAGATGCCGGAATAAAAGCAAAGAAAATTCCAGAGACAGTATTGGAAAATATTAAGGTCGGAAATTATAAAGCTCCAACTACGGGGGAAGGTTTAAAAAGGCTTATTAATCTTGACGGATTGATTCAACAGGCACAGGAAGCCGGAATAGAAATTCCCCAGTATTTATTGCAGGGTATTTCAGATGGCTCGATAAACTTTCAATCAGCGATTAATCAGATGAACACGCTTCTGGATTTTAGCAGTGCAGCAGAAAAAGCTGGTATTTCCGGAAAAGAGATTCCGGAAGAATTGGCCCAGAGCATCATGCAGGGAAAAATCAGTGTTGACGAAGCAATAAATCAATTACTTAGCGGTTCCGGCATGGCATCGACAACGCCAGCAGAGACATTGACAAAAGAAAAAGCGGCTAAGATTAAGAAAAATGTTGAAGATATTGGAAATGGCAAGATAAAAGGTGTAAATACTTCTGCTTATACTTCATCGCTTAATACTGCAAGTCAGAAAGCCAAAAGTACTGCAAAAGATACTGGTAAGAGTCAAAAAGAAATCGAGAAAAACAGCAAGTTAAAAGGTGCTAACAATACAGCAGCGGCTAAACAGACCTATGGTGCGTATAAAACAGAAGGCGAAAAGGCAAAGAATACTGTAAAGAAAACAGGAAAAGAGATTGGAAAAGGCGGTGCAACCAGTGTGGCTTCTACAACTTCACAGTGGAAGTCTTCCGGAAGTAAGAATGCAAAATCTTATATTTCTGGATTAGCATCTCAAAAAGGAGCGGCTCAAAAAGCAGGAAAAATGCTATCTACTTCTGCAAAGACAGGTGCAAGTTCCGGAAAAGCCGGTTTTGTATCAGCAGGAAGAAATATGGCTGCCGGTATCGCATCGGGCATTCACTCAGGAACTCCATTTGTAACGGCAGCGGCCAGAAGTGCAGTAAGAGCAGCCGTAGTAGCGGCAAGAGCTGCCGCTAAGATTAAATCACCTTCCAGAGTAATGAAAAACGAAGTTGGTAAGTATCTTCCACTTGGCATAGCAGCCGGCATCAAAGATAATACCGATGCCGTTGAAAAAGAATCAAGAGCAATGTGTGCCTCAGCTCTAACAGCTTCTGCAGATGAACTTGATATTCATTCTCCTTCGCGGAAATTTAAGAAGATTATCGGAAAGAACATTCCAAAAGGTATCGCTAAAGGCGTAAGAGAATCAAAGAGCGAACTTATTGGAGAGATGGAAAGTGTTATGAACGAAGCACTTAGTGCGGCACAAAATGCTTCTAAAAGCGGAAAATATTCTGAAATAGGAAGCAATCTGTTGTCTGGATTATCTACATCGCTGAGTACATCAAAGTCTCGTTCTTCTGAAACAATACAGGAAATTATTGATCAACAGCAAGAAAGTCTATCTAATGCCAATCAGAAGAAAGAAGAGGCGCTTCAAAATAAAATTGATAAGCTAGGAAGCAAAAAGGCAAACAAGAAGAGAAAAGCTGCATTAAAGAAAAGGCTCAAGCAGATGAAAGCTGCAGATAAGAAACAGGAGTCACAGCTTAAAACGGCTGGAGAAAAGGTGGCAGCGGCTTATAATGATGCCTTCGAGAAAGAATCTACCCGTATTACCAAGATTGCAGAAAAGAGTATGCAGGAACTTTCTGAGACATATCAGACTAAATACAATGATATCAAAAGCAAAATGGACACTCTCACGGAAAAACAGCAGTCTTGGGGAAATGTCTATGACTTGAAACAAAATATTGCGGACATCAAACGGTATCAGACAAATCTGAAAGCCCTTGAGAACAAAATACCACAGTCTATGATGGATAAAATCTTAGGAATGAACGTGGATGAAGCAACTGCTTACATGGATTGGTTTCGGGGAATGACAGCAGCGGAACAGAAAGCGTACTTAAATGATTGGAATGCAATCTATTCCTCTTCAAAAACTTTTTCAAAGAACTTCTTTTCAGATGATTTTGCTAAGATTCAAAAAGAATATCAGGACAAATTAAAGAAAGCAACAAATGATCTGCAGGCAGAGATGAACCAGATTGGAACAAACATTGCAAAAGGACTTACCGCGGGAATGAACAGCGAGTCAAGAAACCTTTCAAAAGCAATGAAGAAAATCTGTACGGATCTCGTAAAGACCGCAAAAAAACAGCTGAAAATAAAATCTCCATCAAGGGTATTTAAGCGGATTGGTGTTTATAACATACAAGGAGCCGAAAAGGGACATGAAGCAGAAGCTCCGCGACTTTACCGTCAGGTTGAAAATGTATCAGAAACACTTGCAGAGCGTTTTGCAAAGGCAAACTTAAAAGTATCTCTTCCGGATATTGCAGACCGAACACAAGCAGCTTTATCAAGGCAGGTATCAAAAGTATCTGCAAGTATTCAGCCACAGCTTACGGCGGCGTATGCCGGAGATGCTGCAGGACAGACAATATATAATGGACCAGAGAGGATTGAGCTTGTAACTAATCTCGATGGACGTGAGATAGCAAGAACTTCGGTTCCATATATTGATGTGTATTTGAGCAACTTAACAAGCAGAAAAGCAAGAGGGGGCGTTTAAATGTACAGAGGAAGCCTAGGTGTGCAGATAGGAAATAAACATACTCTTAAGGATTGGGGGCTTGGCTGGACAAAGATTACTCTCGGCTTCCCGGAGCCAAAAACATATGAACAGGATATTCCAGGAATGGATGGGGTTTTGGATTTTACGGAATCTCTTACCGGAGGGGATGTGAAATACAAGGCCAGAACCCTCACTCTTGAATTTGAAACTCCCGAACAGGACTATTACGATTGGAGTATTAGAATTTCAGAGATAGCAAATTACTTGGCCGGAAGAAAATATAAGATAATCCCGGATAATGACCCGGATTTTTATTATATTGGAAGGCTAAATGTTGAAGTCGAAAAATCAGACAGGGTAGAAGGAACTCTTACCTTGTCTGGGAGCGTTGACCCATATAAATATGAAAAGTTTTCTAGTCTTGAAAATTGGGAATGGGATACTTTTAATTTTAGAACGGGCATCATCCGAAATTATAAAGATATTGTTGTGGATGGTACATATAAACTTGTAATACCAGGCAGAAGAAAAAGAATCGTGCCGGTGATTTCCTGCGATGCAGCCATGCAGGTATCTTACGAAGGAGTAACTTATAATCTTTCACCTGGCAAAAATAAAGTTTTTGGTATTTGTATCAAAGAAGGGGAAAATATCCTTACTTTTACTGGAAAGGCTACTATTTCGGTCGATTATAGAGGAGGCTTGTTGTAATGTATCGTATTTATTGTGATGATAAAACTCTGCATGATGTGAGAGACGAGGAGTATCAGCTTATAACACCGAAGATCTCTCTTGAACTTAATAAGACGGGGAGTTTTGAGTTTGGCATACTCCCTTCTCACCCTCATGCGAACGATATAAAGAAATTAAAGTCTCGATTAAAAGTATATGATGTTGACGCATCAGATAATGGAGAGACTGCAAGATTATTATATTGTGGTCGTTCCATTACTGATCAGAGAGACTTTGAATATACTGGACAGATCACATGTGAAGGAGAGTTATCTTATTTACTCGACACGATTCAGCGGCCGCATACTTACGGAAGCCAGTCAGGAGAAATCCATAAAGCGGATACTAATATTGCAATCTTCAAGCGTTTGATAGAAGAGCATAACTCTCAGGTAGAAAAAGAAAAGCAGTTTGAAATAGGAATCGTTGATATTGATTCAGCAGAAATCAAGACCTTGGCAACAAATTACGAAACAACGTGGGATTTTATTAATACGAATTTTCTTGAAAAATACGAAGGTTATCTTAGAGTGCGCTATGAAAATGGTACTAGGTATCTTGATTATGTAAAACAATACGGAAAAGTCAGTACACAGGTAATTCGCTTCGGAGAAAACCTCCTTGATTTTCAAAAATATGTAAAGGCGGAAGATGTCAAAACAGCAATTATTCCAATTGGAGCAAATAATGTAACTATTAAAACAGCAAGTGGACATGATGGAAAGGACTATGTTTTTAACCAGGAAGCGGTAAACCTCTACGGCTGGATATATAGCAAAGTGGATTTTTCGGATATTACTGACCCTAATATACTTCTGAAAAAAGCACAGGAATATCTTAAAAAGAGTATCAATCTTGCGATAACAATCGAACTGACAGCGGCAGATTTGCATATGATAGATGTTGATATTGATTCTATCGGACTGGGAGACTTAATTCCCTGTGTATCACAGTATCATGGCTTATTAAGTACACTTGGCGATGTATCAACCTATTATCTTGTAAACAAATGTGAGATAGATCTTGAAAATCCAGCAAACACAAAAATTACGTTAGGCAAAACTTTATCAGTGTTATCAGAAAAGATGGCTTCTAACGCAAATCTTAAAAGTGATATTCAGACGGTAGCAAATAACGTAGAAGGAATTAGAGGAACATCAAAAGAAGCTTACGATAAATCGGTAGAAGCAATGAAAACAGCACAGCAAGTTACATTCGACACAATCTACCCTGTCGGCAGCATCTACATGAGCGTAAATGCTACAAACCCCTCTGAGCTGTTCGGCGGCACCTGGGTAGCCTGGGGAAGTGGAAGGGTGCCTGTGGGAGTAGATACATCTGACAGTGATTTTTCAACTATAGAGAAAACCGGCGGCGAAAAAACACATGAATTATCAATTAATGAAATGCCGTCACACACACACGCTAATTACGCGAAACGTACAAATGTAACGATAAATAGTAGTGGGAACACAATTATTTCTTGTCATCGTTCTAATACTGGCGCATCAACAGGAGATAATATTGGAAAAACAGGTAGTAATGCCCCCCACAATAACTTACAGCCGTACATTACTTGTTATATGTGGAAACGTATAGAGTAGAAAGGAGAAAAGATGGGACTTATAAATGAGTATCTGAAAAAGATAAAAGAAGCCGTTTACGGAGAAGAAGTAAGAGATAGTATTCATGATGCGATAGAACAATGCTATAAAGATGCGACAGGGCATCCGGATAGTGTAGCGGCGACAGTGGGAGAAATAAATAAAATATCATCTAATCTCGATGGAGAAATAGCCGATCGTAAATCAGATGTAGATACAGAGCGCAAAAGAATTGATAACTTGGTTAAAGTTAAGCCAGATAATTTTGTAGAATATAAAGCCGATAATTTTTTAATGTCATGTAAAAGTGATGCACGGGCATCTACTGCAGAGACAGCTTTAAATGTTTTTAAAAACATTAGTTCTAAATCTGAAAATTTAGGAAATTTCATAACAATTTCCAGTGATTCAAAGATTCAGATTAAAAAAAGTGGGTTGTATTCATTTGATTGTAAAGTTCAAGTTACCGGTGTAAATGCGTCCACGGGTAGACAATATGCAAGGTTAAAAATTAATGATGTACAAAAAAACGAATACATGATTAGTTTAGTGGGAGAGACTGACGAAGAATTTACAAATTTTATTGTTAGCTTAAATGAGGGCGATACGATTTCTTTCACTGGAGAAGCCGATCATAATGATACGTGGATAACACTTTATACGACTATACACATATTAGATTATGACGGAAAAGTAAAAGTTCCAGATTATACAAACGAATTAGCGGATGTGAGAGTCGGTGTAGATGGCACAACATACGACAGTGCTGGAGCAGCAGTAAGGGGACAGATAAAAGGATTGACTGACATAATAGATTTGACTTTTACATTAAGTTCTTCAGTTTTAAAGAGCACTACTTTTAGTGTGAAGACCTCAAGAAAATTAGCAATTATTATTCCGGAAGGGGTGATAGTCTATTATTATTATAGACCCGGAACCTCAGTGGCATATAAATATTCAGAAGGAAAAATACAACGGTTTAATCTTAATGTGGGTGAACAACAACATTTTGAAATAAAGGGAGACTCTAAAGCTATCACTAGCAAAACATATCTACAACTAATGTTAATCCCAAGAATTTTATAGAAAAGGGGGGGGATGAAAATGCAGCCGGTATTACACTTTGTTGTAAACAATCAGATTATCGCCAGAACGGATACTTTCGTACCCGTCCGCAACAGTAGAAATTATTTGTATGCAGAATTTGAGTTTCAGACAGAAGAATGGGCAGGAAAAAGTAAAACAGCTTTGTTTCACAGCGGAGACAGTGAGCCGATTGCAATCTTGCTTGGAGAGACGGATACATGCCTAATTCCTGCTGAGGTACTTATAGGCTCATCGTTTACAGTGTCAGTTATTGCCGGAGATGTGATAACCGCGAATGCGGTAACCGTGAAGCTGTATGAGTCGGGATACCGGCAGGGTGTAGAAGAAGCTGACGAGGCAACAAATGTTCTGGAATACGGATTAAGAAAATACTGTGATGTTGATGATATTGAAATGAGGAGGGGATAAAAGTGAGAATAGTAGCAAATAAAAACAAGAACAGTAAAAAGAAATTTCCCTGGAGAATCATACTGGATAACGGTCGAAATATACCGGTTCCAAGCCAGTACAATTTTAAGGCTGCATTTATTAGGACACATGGCTGCAGCTTGGTAGCGTTCTACATGGCATTAAGGTTTCGCGGCGTGAAGAAAAATATGCAGCAAACATTGCAGTACGCTCGAAGAAAACTGAAATGCGGTGCTAAATATCCCTTAACAGAAATCGTCAAGGGAATCAACCAAATTTGTCCAGGGAAACCAGCAACTTATCACAAGTCTTTAACGATCGAACAGTTAAAGGCAAAATTAAAGAAAGGCTATATGGTCCTCTTTGAAGAGGGGAGTCCGATTCACACAGTTGTCTTGCTGAGAGATAACCGATCGGGAAAGATTTATCGTTTCTCAGACGGAAGAAAGAACACAGTAACCGTCGAAGAAGAAAATAAGAAGAGATGTACAAACGAAAAGTACAGAGGAATAGTAGCTGTGAAATAGGAGGGGAAGATTATGATTCAGGAAACGTTGAAATTACTTACAGGAAATTCATTTTTTGAAATTTTATTAATCGCTGTCGTATTAGACACTATCTTGGGAGTGCTCCGGGCGATTAAAGAACATAAGTTTAATTCTTGCGTAGGAATTGACGGAGCAATCAGAAAGGCGGCTATGCTGCTCAGCGTTGGATTACTGATGCTTGTAGATATTATTATGCATATCAATGTTCTATTTATGATTCCGGACAAATATATTCAGTTGTTGGGCATTCAGAAGATGGGAGTATGCGAATTTTTCTGCCTTTTATTTGTATTGTATGAAGCTGTTAGCATCCTAAAAAATATGACACTGTGCGGACTGCCGGTTCCGGAAAGAGTTAAGAACTATATTCAGAAGTTTTTAAGCGATATGACAGACGAGCTGCCAGAGGAGGATTAAGAATGAGAAAAATAATTGATGTATCAAGCTATAATGGAAAAATAAACTGGAAAAAAGCAAAACAGTACGGTTGCGAAGGCGCAATCTTAAAGATTATCAGAAAGGACCTTGCAAGAGACAAGCAGTTTAATGCGAATTATGCCGCCTGCAATGCAAATGGCATCGGCTGGGGAGTATATAACTACTCATATGCTACGACAGCGGCAAAGGCACAGAGCGATATGAAGTTAGTCTGCGATATCCTCGATAAGATTGATAAGAAATGCTTCAAGTATGGTATCTGGTTTGATATCGAAGATAAGGTGCAGGCGGCACTGAGCAAGACTAAGATTGCTGAAATTATTAATGCAGCGCAGAAAGTAGTAGAGGCAAGAGGATACGCATTTGGAGTCTATACCGGTATGAGCTACTATCAGGAGCATATTGATCGCAAAAAGATTAATTGTGAAAACTGGTGGATTGCGAGATATTATAAAGGCTATGATCGTATGCAGATTAAAACAAATCCGAATGCAAAATATAAGCCTTCAACTGCTAACATCGCATGGCAGTACACCAGTAGCGGCAGGTTCCCCTCAACAGTTTCCGCAGGCAACTCTGGTAATTTCGACTTAAATGTGTTATACAAAGATATAAAACTTCCGGAGAAAAAAGAACAATCTGTCAAGAAACCGGTACAAGCAAAGAAATCTAATACCCAGATTGCCAAGGAAGTAAAGGCTGGAAAATGGGGAAACGGCGCAACTCGTAAGAAGAAATTAAAGGCAGCCGGTTACGATTATAATGCAATCCAGAAGATTGTAAATAAACTCAGTAAGAAATAATCGTGACAACAAATTGACAACAATGACAACGATAAGCATAAAATTTATAGGATACAATAAGATACAGCAAGATAATGAATATCTAGTATTTAAGCGAGTTTTAGAGATTATGAAATACTTATAAATACACACAATATTATTGGGTAACAACCCTATGGTAGGTGCTACAGTAGCTGTAGCTGTAAGCGTAGAAGAGGCTGCAAAGGCAGGTAGATTCTAGGTTTTACGAGATTTACAAAAATTTATCGGGAGTCGTTTGGCTCCCGATTTTTGTGTTTTGACAACATATTGACAACATTTACTCCAAGTTGTTGTCAATGTTGTCATTATTCTCTTTATTTATTTCTCTTTTTAGTACAGATATCATTTCGCTTGTAACGTGATTTGTATAACGCTGAGTCATTTTCATATCAATATGACCGAGCCTCTTTTGAATCAAAGGTAGTGCAACGCCTGCTTGTTCGAGAAGAGTTGCGTGTGTATGCCGCAAGCTGTGAAAATCCCAATCTTCGCAAATAACTTTTGATTTTTTTGCTTTGCCATGAATAACGCGAGAAACGTGCTGCATATTTCGTGGATGAGCCAGAAGACCACCCTGTTTTACATTAACAAAATGCACAGGTCTTAAATCGGTGGTCGGAAGAAGAATGTGATTTTCTTCGTTATAATTCATGTAAATCTTTTTATAATATTCTCCGCAATTCTCCTGATCTAAAAGCAGTAACTCCCTCGTTCTTTTTAATAGTGCAAGAACATTGTCACTTACTATAATTGTTCGAGCAGAATCATACTTAGGTATGTAAAGTAGCCATTTACCATATCCAGATGGTTCCTGCATTTGTTTGTTTATCAAAATAGTTTTCTTTTCAAAATCTACACAATCCCATGTCAATCCATACACTTCCCCAAGACGCAGTCCACAGTAATATCCAAGGACCAGCGGAAGATGAGAAGGGTGCCCTTCTGGAAAGCGTTCAATAATTTCATTCCATACATCTTTTTCAATAAAAATATGTTCATCTTTTCTTGTTCCAACTTCGGAATCTTTTCTCTTATTCGGTAGGGTTATTCTGTAAGCCGGGTCTACGGCAATGAATTTCGCCTGCACTGTAGCATAGCTAAAAGCGGATGTTAGAATACCTTTTATGCAGCCTAATGTATTTCTACTCATACCGGTTTTGTGCAAGTCTGCCAACAATTTTTGTAAAGTTTCACCCTGTATATTTTTTAGTTTGTACGAACCAATATGAGGCTTAATATAGAGGCGTATTCTTTTCTTGTAAGTATTTACCGTTGATTCAGCAAGTTCACGCTCTGCATAATTCTCTATCCAGTAATCAAAATAATCGGCCACGGATTGTTCAGAAGCTTTAAAAGCAATCCCAGTAGCATTATACTCGGCTAAAGCTTGTGTGCCAGCTGCCAGGGCTTCTGCCTTTGTTCGGTATCCGCTACCGGTTTTCCATTTCCTTGTTCCGTCCACGCTGGCAAGCTGAAAGTAATATTGCCAGGTCTTTCCTCGTTTCCTTGTTCCGATTTTTCCCATGATGAAATCATCCTTTCAAATTAAAAAAGGGTATAAAAAATACACCCTATGCAAAATGCAGGATGCGTGGTATAATCTAAGTGATGTAAAGATTATCAGCCATCCTGGTTGATAGGTTACTAGAAATCCGGTATTGTCAGTACCGGATTTTTTTATTTATAGGATTATTATACAGCGTACAGAACATATGTGCAAGATAATGTTGAAAAATGTTAAAAAAGACCCTGCGATACGCAGGGGCTTTGATTTATCCGAGTGCCTTATGAAGATTATATTTTAAGTCTTTTTCATGTTGTAGTCTGGATGAAAAATTTTTAGTAAGTGTAGGAGTTGCCTTTTTAGTCATTTCTTCCACAAATTCATTAACTTTTTCAGAATTGACAGCGAAATGTCTTGTAAATGAAGATGTTGCCACGTTGAAGTCTCCTCTCTGTATTGATTAATATATAAAGTAAAAGACACCTATGTAATAATTTACATAATCAGTATGGTTTCTCTGCGTCAGTATATCACATTTCAGTGACAGAAACAATTGAATAAAGAATTTTAAAGACTTTTCTAAGAAATTATGATATAATCCCATCGTTGCCGCTCCCTATACTGGTGACGGAAGGGAGGTGCACAAATGATATCATTATACTCTTTTCTTTTTTCGGTATTGGCTGGGGTAGCATCTGGCATCCTTGTTGAACTGATCATGGCTATACTTCGCAAGTGGTTTGGCCGGAAAAAGAAGTAAAACAAACGGCAACCAAGCCCAAAATAAAACCCCTCGGTATTAGCGGTACCGAGGGGTTTTTGGTGCATAAATGATATCATCATTTACTCTTTTCTGACTTCAATATATCATATTGGATCAGATAATTCAAGTATATTCTTATTATAGATTTTTATGAGTGAAATCTGGATATTAATCTAAAATGAAGAGTTTGGAAAATCAATAATTGTGTGATTTAATGTTTTAAGACGGATAACATTCTTAGGGATAGAAGGCTGCAAGGTACCTGGTTCTAAGAATGAATATTCTTCAATTTCCTCTGCGTCACATCCTATGGAATCTAATATTTCTTCTGGTGTTGTAAGATGATTATCTAAAATTAAGCTAAATGCTTGTTTGTGTAGGAAAGGTCTTTCCAAAGGTATTAAATCATCTAAGGGTTCTTTCCTCCAATATTTATTATAGGTCATTTGATCCTTCAGATATTTAATCTGATTAGGAGAAAGAAGATTAAGATCTTCACAACGATAAATCATAGAGCCAATAGATACTTTCCATTTTTTCTTTAATTGAATAAAATGATTTATTGATGTAGAGTAAATATCTTTTTCAAAAGAAATTTTAGGAAGCAAAAATGCAGCAGCAAACCAATCAGCTTCTTGCTCTATTCGTTTAAAAATCTCTTTGTTTTCTAAATCCTCATTGTTGAATATATTGTTGTGCAAAATGAGATGACCTAGTTCGTGTGCTAAATCAAACCGCAAGCGGGCATTGCTATACTTATCTGTACTTATATAAATATATGGAACCGAATCGTACCACACAGAGAATGCATCAATTTTTTTATTATTGAGATTCATTACAGAAATCATTATCCCATTTCTTTGTAAGATAGCAATTAGATTATCAATAGGACCAATACCAAGCTGCCAAAATTCTCTAACTTGCATAGCAATGTTTTCTATATCTTCTAAAGATAATTCCCTATTTATATTATATCCTTCAAAAACAGGGAGATTTGTTTTTGGAAAATCCACATATTGAAGCAGATAATTATTTATTTCTCTGAAAATAGACAGTTTTTCACGAGCAGCATTTTTTGCCTTTTTAGTTGTGCTGCGTTGACTTCTAAAGTACACAGCACTGTTAGCGGAAGTATTTTCAGGTAATGGCTTATAGAAAAAAGATACTCTATATTTTAAAATGTTGGAAAGCTGTCCAATGATAAAATCAGAGGGTTTGATAGTTCCTAATTCATATTGTGATATGCTGGAACGGGTAATTCCAAGAAGATCTGCCAATTCTCCCATGGAATATCCCCGTGAGATTCTGGCTTGTTTAATTCTATAGGGTATAATATTTTTTCTTTTCATGATAATCGTCTCATTTCTTTGTTTTTAATGTTACTAACTTCTCCAAATCTTTATGCAGAGCAGTTAGGGTTTCTTCTTCCTCTGGATGCAAAACAAGGAAATGATTATCTGTCGCTGGAAGAAGATTTGTTCTATGTAGAATACCATTAAATGATGCATCAGGAACGACTAGGTCAATGTGGGTACATTCATTGGTGAGGTTATTGTATCCATAGGTAAGCAACGCATAATAAGGATCCGTAATTAATTCGTCTTTTTGGAGTGTATAATGCAAAGTATCTCCAAGTAAATAGAAAGAAATTTGCCTATCTCCATCTTCGTTTGCTTTAGCATATTCTAATTTATACTTAGACTTAGAAGGAAGGTCAGTCCACTTCCTTGTTTTAGCGGGAGTAAGAATAAAGTGCTCTGTTTTAATATGCAAAACAGAATATCCATAATTGTTTGCTTTTTCTGGAATAGCTTGAAATACTGCAGTTGGAGTAAATGCAGCATTATACAAAGCCTGATTAATGCTGTAATTCAAAAGAGAACCTTTTAAAGAACTATATTCGGAATAGGAAAAGAAGTCTTTATTATCATTAAAAAATTGACTATATGCCTTGCTTCCTAAAAGAATCGGTCTTGATAAAGCATTCCTACATTCAACAGAAAAATCAGTTTCAAAAGCAGATAATA